GACGTGCCGGGGCGGATTCGATCCCCGCCGCCTTTTGCCTGCCCGGCCTGCCCATAAGAGATATGGCGCGTGCGACCGGACTCGCCCTTCACAACCTTGACAAACCGTTTGCCGGGGGCAGGCTTGCCACCCCCGGCCATCCGGCAATCCTTGACGGCCCTTGAGGCCATTAAATAACGCCCTTTGTCTTCATCGGCTTGACCGGATTTCCGGCCTTGTCCATCGCGCCGTGACGCTGTTTCCCAACGCCACCCATCGCCAACTTCACACGCGCCATCTTGTTACGCGGTGCGCCGCCGGTCTTCATCGGACCTGGCACAGCCATCTCGGCTTCCGAAGCCTGCTGCGCCCGCGCAATGCCACGGCCTGCGCCCTTGCGAGCAGCCATGCGCTCGGCCAGCATATCTGCCGCCGTCATCCCCATCTTGCCGCCTCGACGCATTGGCTTGGAGCCGGCCTTGTCCATGCGCTCGTCAGCCGCCGAGCCCTCAAACTTCTTGACCGGCATTCCGCGCTTCTTTGCTGAAATGCGATCCGCCGCCATATCGGCAGCGTCCTCCTTCATCGAGTGACGCGGCGTCACCGCGCCACCCTTGGCAAAGCGGCTCACCGCAACGCCCTCCTTAAACATGGTCGGCGCCCCCTTCTTCAGACCGGACTCGGCCGAAGAAGTATCCTTGTTGAAGTCGGCGCCGTACATCTTGCGAGCCTTGTCATACTGCGCCTGATTGGACATCTTCATGGCAATGGCCTCCTAAGCCCTTCCAGGAAAGCGCGGCGAAGGCCGCTTGATGTTGAGATCCTTTGCAACATTCATCGTGGCAACCTTGAGCTTCACATCATCTGCCTGGGCGCGAGCCTGGGCAATGAGATCCGCCTTGTACTTCTCGACCTCGGACTTGCGCATCTCAATCCGTTCCTTGGACTGAGACTGCGCAATCTTGGCCTCGACATCGGCCATCATGATGGAAGCCGGGTCTGGCGACTGGTTCTGGGCCGCTGCCTGGGCAGCCTGCTGCTGTTCCATCATCGCAAGCTGCGCCGAGAACTCGGCAATCGCATTCTCGATCTGCGGCGGCAAAGGCTGGCCCGGAGGAATCGGCGGCAGCCCCAAGGACTGCAACGCCATCTTCCGCGCTTTATTGGCCTTGTGCTCCTGGATATGTGCCGTCAAAGCCAGCGCCAGCGGGTTGGGCTGCGCCGGGGCGCCCGGCGCCGGGGGCGTCTGTGCCGCCTGCGGCAGCGACAACATCGGCGTATGGACCGCAATATGCGCGTCGTCGGCCTGTTCCCATCCGACCGTGATCTGTTGACCCTTCAGAGCAAGCACGTTCTCGGCCCCCGGCTCCATGGGGGGCGATGGCTGCGGGGCCGGCGGAATCAGCTTATCGACATTGGGAACGCCCATTTCGGTGAACATGCGGGCCAGAGCCTCCCGCTGATTCACCAACTGCGGGCTGGACGAAGCAATGCGAAGAACGCCTTCCGCTCGCATGATGCGCTGCGCCGACGAGGACACGTTCGGATCGCTGACCGGAACCACATCGACGCGCCCATCGAAGTCTTGGCGCATGATGGCGGAAACACCACCCTTGACCGGGAACGGATAAGGCGTCTCCGGCAGAATCTCGGCAAACAGACCGGCGAGAAGCTGGAACTCCTCGCTCATGCTCTTGTGAATGCGCCGGAATATGCCCGACTGCGGACGACGCGCCGCTTCAAGCAAGGCAACCGTGGTCCCGACCGGCGCATCCTGCCGGCCCTCGCCTACCGCAATCGCGGACGTATTGGCAAGCGAGCGCGTATCGTTCTTGAGCTTGTCGTAGAAAGCGATGCTGTTTTGGTCCGCGCCCTTGTAGGGCAACGGCATGATCGCATCCTGAATCCGCTGCGCCGGCCCCAGGTCGATCTCGGTAAATTCGGTCGGCCCGATACGAAGCGTCGTTTCTTCGTTGTTCATCCCCCGGACGCGCAAACCGCCGGGGAAGTTTGCAAACGTGCCTGCGTCCACCACCTGCCGGGTAATGGCAGTCAGAACCTTGGCCCCGCCGCCAAGCACATGGAAATACCCAAGGCCGTAGAAGCCGAAGCCGGGGAAGAACTTGTGATGTGTGAAGTACCGGCGCTTTTCGCGACGGTCATCCGTCTCTTTCCAATTGCGACGGATTGCTAGAACCTTCTGACTGTCCCAATCGAAAGTGACGATATAAGGAAGGGGCAAGCCCTCCTTGAGAACATCTCCCTCCAGATAGGAGTCAAGGTCGATGTCCGCGTGACATTCCGCCAAGCGGTACTCGCGGTCGCCGTCATAAACAGATCGCGAGCGCCCCTCGATCCTGTTGACTGCCCGCTCGGTTGGCGACTCTTCCGGCGAGCCGGAAGGCGCATCAACCTTGATATCCCGGTAAAATCCTGTCTGCTGGTACAGCATCAATTCGCGCTGAGACACATTAATCATGTGCGTCAGACGCGAAGCGGTCATCAGGGACGAGGCATTGTAGTTGACAATGAACTTGTCGGGCGTGATGTAAGGCTGCGTCGGACGCCCGAGGATCGGATCGTTGTAGGTCTTGGTGAACATCGAACCGACGCCCGCCAGCCAGAAGAACATCTGGTCGCGGTCCTCATAGTATTCAGGGGAATACTTGGTGAGGAAAATGTTCATCCACTGCTCGATGCGAGACGCCTGATCCTTGGTCTGCTGCGTTTCCTCGCCGACAGTCTCGGTCTTCACCGGCCCGCTGTTCGGCAAAAACTCTCCGCGCATCTCGGCCTGAATGCGGATCACCGCCTCCAGCATCGTCGAATCGAACGAGGCGCAGGCGCCCTTGAACGGATAGGTCGCGCTCTCTTCAAACTTCAACCCAAGCAGCGACATGCCCTGGGTATATTGCTGCTCCCAATCGGTGCGGGATTTCTTGTCCGCCTCGATTGCTTCCTTCAATTCGCCCGACAACTTATTGAGTTGCGTGTCGTCGATGAACTCCGCCAGATTGGCGTCATGACGGATAGGGTCGTTGGCAGGATCGGCGGGCGGGGTCAGATCGACCGCCAGAGTCCCGTCGTCATTCTCGAACACCTGAGCACGCGCCATGGCCTCTGGGTCAACAAACCCGCCGGCAGGCGCAAAGCCAGCCGGCCCCTGGCCGATCATAGGGCGTAATTGTGTCATCTCACGCCAAACATACTAGTAAAGGGGCCTCGAATCCAGAGACTCCGCATACCTTTTCTTGGGCTTCGCCATCTGGTCGTCAGGATGAAACACCCATCCCGACACGGAAAGACGAAGTAAAGCCTGAGTCAAAACGTCAACATCGTCCCGGCTTTCCGCATTGGGAAAACTCGTCATGCTTATCAGGAACTGGTCCACCCAATTGAACGGCCGCTCGAAAGACGGTCCCTGGTGCGGGACATAAACCATGCCTGACTCCAGAAGATGCGTGACCCGGCGCACGCGCTCCACCTTGTCGCCGTACTTGCGATCCGGCCGGAACGGCGTCGCCCGGATTCCAGCCCGCGCAAAATCCGAAATCAAACTGTCGCCCGAAGACTTGGCCTCTACTATAATCATGTTTGGACGACGCTTGGGGTCTATTCTTTCTTTTGGATTCTTCCAGTCATCGTTCAAGTAATCTTCAGCCAATTGCAACGCAGTCTTGCGAAGCTCCGGGTATTCAACCCGCGCTCGCCAGCGGGCCAGTAGGATTAAGGCCGGAGTGCCGCGCTCAGTCTTCCAGACGCCGTAGGTATGACAACATGAGAACGCAGCCTTGTCCTTCGACGACAGCGCGGTGTCCCAGGACTGAATGATCCAATTGCATGTCGGGCGCTTGGCCTGCTTCCACGGCTGGAACCAATGCTTTTTGATGATCCCGCCCTCTGCCGGCGCGGGGCGCTGCTGGAACTGGCCGGAGTAGCCATACTCCCCCAGGTTCGCCTTGAGCCGCCTGATATGCTCCTTGTCGATCCGGCGCTCGAACAGAAGCTCGCCTTCGTGCTTGCGCGGATCTTGCCACTTGTTTGGCGCCGACGACGGCAGTACCACGGTCACGCATCTGCGTCGGGCCTCGAACTCGTTGGGCAGGCATAGATGCACCCATCCAGCCCGGTCATGCGCAAGAATGTGTCCAGACACATCTCGTTCGTGAGTGCGCTGCTGCACCACGACCAGACTGGAATTTTGCGGATCGTTCAAACGTGTCGGCACCACCTGCGTCCACCATTGCAGGGTGGACTGAAGCATCTGCTCTGACTGGTCGCGGACGGAATTAGGATCGTCGGCAACGACGCGATCCGCGCCACGGCCCGTCATGGTCGAGTCGGGCGACGTGACTATACGCTCGCCTCCCCTGTCGTTGGCGAAATGATCCTTTTTGTTGCGATCCTCAAGCAGCGTGAATCTGTCGCCCCATCGGGTCTGATACCATTCGCTTTCCAGCAAGCGCCGGCACTTGATCGACGCATCCTCTGCAAGCGTGAACGAGTAAGACCCATAAAGGAACTTGCGCGCCGGATGCCTGATCCATTCCCATGCCGGCCACGCAACAGACGTTATGTCTGTCTTGAGCAAACGCGGGGGGAAATTGATAAGCAACCGCCGCACCTTCCCGTTCGTCACGGCCTCAAGATGCTCGCACGCCGCCGCGATATGCCAATTGTCCACGAACTCATAGCCGGGCTCGATAATGTGCCAAGCCTGCTTGAAAAACTCGTAAAGGCTTTCCTCCGCCTTCAGGCGAAGCTCAAGCTCCTGAGCCAAGGCGGCAAGGTCAATCTTCTTCATTCGCCAGCTTCTCGAACAGCATGTCCATCATTACAGTCGGATGACGCCCGTTCTTGCAACAGGCTTGCAGAAATCCGACCAAGCCGCAGAAATCGTCCGGGCGCACGCGATGACTTTCGCGCTGAAACAGCGCAAACAGTTCCGTCACGCTAAGATGATGCGGCGCTCGTATCCTTGGGCGGCTCGATTTCGACATACTGTTTTCCCTTCAACTCCTGCAACAGCCTGACAATATCAGCTGTCCGCATGTTTTCGGGCTTGGATTCCACCATCACTTCCTTCTTCTCGACACGCAGGCCCAGAAGCGTGCCGACCTCCTTCATGGCGTTCAAGGCCGTGCCGAAGTCGGATTCCTGCAAGGCCCGGTCATAGACATGCTGAACATTCGCGATAAGCGAATCCCGAGTATGCCGGATATGCACGACTTCGCCATTTGACGCCGTGCGCGCTTGCTCCACCGCCTCCTTTATGTCGGGACGAGCCAAAAGCTGTTGCGCCGTGACCTCAAGCGAATACGCCGGATGCCGGATCTGGCTGGTGGTAATTGCCAGAAGCGGGTCGCCGGTTCTCACATACTCCTGAACGAAGATTGCTTCGTCCTCGGTCATTATCCCCACGCATCCTTCAGCACGCGCCCTGCCGGGTATTCGCTCGCCAGGGCGTCGAGCGCCTGGGCAGGATCATACAACTCGATAGGCCACCTGATATCGGCAATGTCGCCCCGCTGCACCACCAGTTGCGACGGCGCGTGGTGCGATGTGACATCCGCTATTGCCGGGCGCTTGGCATGAAGCACCGCCATCAGGCGCGTAAACGACGGCAGCGGCCAGTCAGGCGTCAGCTTCAGGCACAGATTGCACCGCGACCGCATCAACATCTGGTTTCGCTGCGTAAAACTCAAGAGCCCCGGCACCCACCCGACTACATGCTTCTTGCTAAGTTGGTTCAATATATCGACCCGATACTGCGTGGCCGGGCCGGTGAAGGAAAAATCCAGATCCGGTTCGCACTCCAGGCGCTCCATCTCGGCCCGCAAGGTCGGCGAATATCCAACCCCCAGATACCGCGTCGGCGCCAACTCGCCATACAAAGCCAGCGTCTCGGGCCGAGGGTCCATGGAAAGAATGAACTTGGCCTTTTCCGCCACCTTCAGAAAACCAACCGCCCGCCCCGCCCAATCGTTGTCGTACCGCTCGTTGAACCTGAAAGTTCCAGTCTCGGGATGCTTGCTCGGAAACTCCGTCGCAATGATTCCGTACTCTACCCCGCTTTCCTGAATCCTCTGGGCAAAGTCCCCGGCGAAATACTCTATGAATAATTGGAATCTGTCGGGGTCAAGTCGCTCGCCCCAGGTCGCGTCGATGCCCATCTCGGCAAAGGCGTCCATCAAAAACACGCGCAAATCCATAAGGCTACGCACGCCGACCGCATGATTGAACAGGCACAAATGCACCTTCATATTATTCCTCTCCCCGCCGGGTCGGCGGGCCAATCTCCGCCTTGTTGACCTTCAGATACATCCGCGCCGCCAGTTCCCAGATGTTCACCATCGGGACGCCAAGCTGCGCCGCATGGCGCCGCACCGCCTCCACCACTTCGGCAGGAGGCGCAATGTTGATATGCGTGCGATCAAAACCCCTAGGTCTCGGCATGGAACCTGTTCGGCGCACCCCAAGACACAAGCGCCGCCTCTACTTCTTCCATCGTCCTCACCACCGCTACCGGATAACCCAATGCCGCCAGACGCGCATGAATTGTCCGTTGCGATTCAGACAACCCACCCTTGCCGGCCTTCAATTCCAGAAACCCAGCCCCGCCACGCCACAGAACCACCAGATCCGGCACCCCGGCAACCGTGCCCATGCCCTTGAAAATAGCCCCCTCGAATCTGGATCGCTGGCCGCCATTGGGCACATGAAACACAAAACAGTCAGGACACGCATACCGCAGCGCCTTGACCACGAAAGTTTGAAACTTCTGCTCCAGCCTTCTCATGCGACACATTCTATCAACATTCGATCTTTACGAAACAAAAAAATGTGTGTAGCGTATTCCGCATGAAAAAACAGACCAGACCAACCGTCGATCAGATCCGCTTCGACATCGAAGATTATCTGAACAAACGGCACCATGCCGTCTCCTGGATTCTTTCCAAAAGCGTCCTGATCGCCTCAGTCAAACGCAACCTTTCGATCAAAGTCGTGCATGGCAAATCCATCTTCACGCCACGCGAACAGATCAAAGACATCACCATCGGCCAAACCGTCGTCTTCCGCATCCTCAAACCCGAAACCGAACCAAGCGATGCCGT